GCAACTCCCCCGGCAGGATTCGAACCTGCGACCAGACGATTAACAGTCGTCGGCTCTACCGCTGAGCTACAGAGGAATGGGTGCAGGTGAACCAACCTGCAATTCGGACCAAAGTCCTGGTATTGTATAATACCCTCTGCTCGTCAGCAGAGGAGGCTCAAGAGGGACCCCACCTCTCTCTCACATGGGTTGTTGTTCCGATTCTTTTTTCTCTCGGAGATGTGAGCACGGATGTCGCCAATCCGTTTAGCGACTCAAGTAGGATTCGAACCTACGACCGACTGCTTAGAAGGCAGTTGCTCTATCCAGCTGAGCTATTGAGTCAGATGCTAGTTCCTATCGCCTCTGACCCTGAACTAGCAAGGGAGTCACAGCAGTGATCTCTCAACCACCCACATATTATAAGTTATGTGGGATACATTGTCAACCAGTGAATTTGTTGAATCCGTTTCCAGAAGTCCAACCACCAGGTCCTTCTTGGAAGGTTTCAGAACCGCCAGGAGGATCTAAATGCAATGTTGTAGATTGATTTTTAGTAGCAATCTCATACATCTTTTGATGGATATCATCAGGTTCTACAGAAAAGTTTTCTTCTCTTTCTTGTCGTTTCATTTCTGTTTCTTGTTCCATATAGTCCACCTGCTTTTCAGTATAAACAGGAGGAGCAAACCAAGGATCTTCTGAAAGATATGCTGGAGCAGGAATACCTGTGAATGGAGGTGAGTCCATCTCAGAACATTCAACTACATTTTCATCAATAGCACACTCGATATCTTCTTCTCTTACCTCCCATGATCCACCAACACCTCCATCCATATTGACAACAATGTCATCTGATTTCTTGATAATGCTGTTTAGGAAGTTTTTGAATTTCATTGAAAAATTAGTTGTTTAGTATAGTTATAAGCGTAAGTTTCCCTAGCGCCTTTGATACCCCATCCCAACCAACGATATGCTGGTTGCATATAATAAGCAACAGATTGACCATTGCCTTCAAATTGTGGGAGAACTTTTTGGAACTGGTTCTCATTGATCATATAACGTGTCTGACCTTCCAGACTACTTGGATCACAATCATACTTTTTGCAGAAAGAACCCAATCCTAAGTATCGTGCCTCGGTAGTCCATTGAATCAAACCGTATCCACCACGATGGCAGTTTGGATATTCCACCCTAGCACCACCTTCACAGATGTTTGAAATGAACATTGACTCTTGCTTGATGTTTCCAAGGATGGTTGCTAGAGCGTTTTTATCGGTGATCCTAGTGTTTTCCTGAATTACTTTTAGAACATATTGCTCTACAGGTGTACACGTAGGACAGGTCCATACTGGTTTTGCCGCTACAGGTGGTGGCGGTGTTAGAGGAGCAGTTACTGTAGATTTTTGAGAAGCACAAGCAGCAGTACTAGTGAGCAATGCTGTTAGTGCCAATGCTCGCTTGAACATAGCGTCTCCGTTTTGTATCGTAGCAATCATAAACCACAGTGTAGCGTTTTGTCAAGCTAAATAAAGCTAAACAGTAGAATTAAAAATCGATGAGACGAGCCCTTGTGCTCATTGCTATGTTTGGTTTGACAGCACCCGCACATGCTGACGTAACACACCGTTTAAGTTCTAGCATACAGTTGAATGTCAACTCCGCTGCAACTCAAGCAACCAGAATTGGTTCTTCCTACAGCGTATCAGGAAGTGGCGTAGATACTACAGACGGTACAACAGCAAATACTATTTCTGCTGGTACTATCACCAGTGGAGTTTATGCTCCTGGAACTATTTCAGCAACTCAAGACACTCCTGGTGCTGCATTCTCATATTCTGCTACTTACACCCAAGCAGATGCAGTTCCTACTAGTGCAGTTTCTGTAGGTGATGTAGCGAACTTCGGTTCAATGACCAGTAATGCAGCTGGCACTGCTGGTGACTTAGCCGGTACGATCACCACTGCTGGTGCTATGACTTTGACCGCTGGTGGAGCTGGTACTCAAGCGACAGGACAATTCGTAACAGAGCTAACTGTTGATTGAGGACGTTAGTAATGACGACTTCTGGGCGGATTTTTTGGAATATTGCCCTGTGTGCGGTGGGAATCCTGCTTACAGGTGCCACCGCCCAGGCAGTTCCGGTTGTCCCAAACTTCACACAGGGCTCGATGACGAGCACCACGGAAACAACATCGACAATCTCGGAAACAATTAATTCAATAGATTATAATACCGGATATACATATACTGTAACTGGTACTAATATTAAATCCGATGCAGGTTTGGCACCATCTTCGGTGGTTGGTCAAAGCAATACTAATAATGGAGTGACTTCGACATGGACAGGATTGAATATGAGCAACAAACCAACATTTTCCATAGATACCCCAGGTGCTCCTTTCCAGTTCGTAGAATCTTACACTGGACCAGGAATGGCAACGCAAACAATAATTCAAAGAGAGCAAACAATACAAAGCGTAACCACTTCTACAAGTATCTTCTCGCAATAGTAATAGGATTACCAACACCAGCATTAGCAAATACAGATGTTGGTGGTGTCAGTGCTACTGCAAACCCTGTCGCGAACTCATCAGGCTCGGTGACCAACCAAGCGATCCAGGTTTTACAAGGCCCATACATCACTAATACTTATGGGGACGGCATAAGTTGCCAAGGAAGCACTATGAATATAACTCCATATGTGACGGGTTCTTTATCTCAACAACATCCGTTTGAGCATATGTATGACAATCCCGTCTACAATAACGTAGATGCAGATGAAGACGGCTTACCTGATTCCCCAGGAGAAATTTTATATTATGTTCCGACCAGAACAGGAATGACAAACAATACAAATCTTTCAGTTGGTTTCTCTGCAACTCTGTCTATTCCAATGAATAAGAAACAACAAAGATTATGTGAAGAAGCAGCAATAACTCATAATGAATATCGTGCCCAACTACTTGCTAATAAACGATTAGATTTTGAGATCGCGAGACTCAAAAATTGTGGAGAATTATTAAAGCAAGGAATCTACTTTCATCCTAGAAGTCCCATGGCGAAAGTATGTGCAGACGTAATAGTTGTGAATAAGAATACTATTGCACCACACCATCATACTATTTCCCCTTCGTCATCTGCCGCAAAGTCCGAATCGCCCGTGAGCGTTCGCGCTGAAGATCTCGGCGCTCCCTTAGGGACTCAATCTTCACCTTCTTCCCCCTAAGTTTTGAGATCTTTGCCATTATCTTTTTAATGGCAGGTTTGAATACTTTAAGTAATAAATCTGCCAATGGTTTTGCTAACAGAGCAGAACTAGTGGCAACTACAGCAATACCAGCAGTGGTCGCAGCAACCTGTGGTGCTGGTAAGTATTGTGCTGTCCAAGGAATATCTTCGTAGAGGGTCACACAGATACCATTCTGTAGTTCATAACCAGATACTCTTTCCTTTTGGTTCTGTGCTACATCACCAATACGTGGTGCATTAGGTGGAGGACAAGGAGGTTCTTCTTTCTGCACCTGCTTAATAGCATCAGTAGGAATCTCTGGTGTATTAACTTCTGGTGCTTTGACTGGAGGTGGTTCAGGTTTCTCCTGCTCAAACACTAGATCTTCAGGAGTATAATCCATCGCATTATAAGATGGATACTCATTGGTGCATAATATCTTTGTTCCTTTAGGATCATCCTTTGCCAGTTGTGGACCACCATCAGGATGTGATTCTACACAACCAGGCATATTGACAATAGGACTACCTATGTCAACAACGACAGGAACAGGAATATAATTTACAACTGGTGGTGTAACTGTAATATCCCACACTTTAGTTGGCGGAATATAAACACTATTAATATTGGGGATTTCCATCAACAATCATTGAATACTTCACCAACTTGAGATCCAAGTTCAGAACCAGCACGTTGACCCAAAAGCAATGCCCATCCACCTGCTAACCATCCAACATAAGGGATGCTAGAGACTGCTGGAACGACGAGACCAGCACTAATTGCGGTCCCTGCCATTGCACCTTGACTTCGTGCGCCAGCGTCCGCCCGTATGCACTCTTCGCTTTTTGCAAGGGACTTTCCCTCAGAGTCTACAGCACCTCCCATATTACGGGTGCCATCCATAGTATATTGATCACTACGCCACTCTCTACGCCTTTCTTCGGTAGGACCAAACAATCCACGCTTATTCTTATCCAGATTTAATGATCTGTGTGATTCTAATACAGTAGGATCATTTGCTTTGTATTCAATACTATAACCATCTCTGGTTGCCTCTACTCTATAGGAAGAGTAATCTCCTTTAGGAAAATTGATTACAGGAAATTCTGGAATAGAGTTATCTTTGATTAGATAACCCAACAATCCAATATGTGCTATTGCAAAAAGACTGCCTACGGTAATCGCGGCAGTCTTTAGTGGTTTCAAAATGATGGGACGCCTGGAACAGCGCCACCAGTAACTTCAGGCATTTCAGGCATAGCAGCATCTAGCATACCAGGAAGTGCCCCTGCAATCGCCTCTGTTGCTGCTTTAGCAACGCGCTCTTTGACACTTTCAGCGATAGCATCACGACGGAGATAAACAACTGTTCCTCCACCGATGATACCAGCAGTTCCTACAAATGATAACACTGCTAATACGTTAATTACTTTCTGCATTTAAAACCTCGTGTTTTTGACAGGCCACGTCATTTCCATGGCAGTGATTAGAGACATAGTAAAGAATAATACAAACAGAGCAGATCCCATTATTCAACGTGCACCGTACCAATCATTCCAGCCCCCTTATGGGGACCACACCAATATGTATAATCTCCAGCATCTGGAAATGTAACATCAAACTCTTCACCAGGCATCATTGCCAATGCTTCGTGACCCAAGTCTGGGCGATCTTCCACAATTACATTATGAGGAGGAAGCATATTATTAACAAAATGAACTGAGTCACCAGCGGATATCGTAACTTCCGCAGGATCGAAAACAAGATTGCCATTGGATCCCATTTGGACATCTACTGCCCAAGCAGGAGCAGCAAAGAAAACTGTAGCGATTAAAGCGAAAATAAATCTCATTCTACTAACGTGCCATGAGCACGGCGAATTTCTCTTAGGTCTTCGAAGTTCTTCTGCTTAGTTCCACCATCATAGGACCAAGCATATCCTTCTTCGATCATTTGTTCGTTGAGAGAGACTGTTGAGTCCCCAATGTATAACCAACCGAGAAGGCGACCGTACTTACCCACACCGCCAACAAGCTCTGTACGAATAACAAGATCGTCAGCACCACTGATAGCACCGTCCAATTTATCTTTGAGCCAATTTGTGGCATCGATTCCGAGCGCCTTTTCCTCCAAGTCTCTCGTTCGTTTTTCAGGAGTATCGACGCCAGCGATACGAACTCGTTCTTTTTTATAGAGATCAAATCCGAGATCGATAAGAACATCTATTGTATCTCCGTCAAGGACTTTTGTTATCTCTATCACTCGAAAGTTGTAACAACTCTTCCGACTCGGTGGCGTCATTGCTCCCATCTTCTAATTCCTTAAATGCAACTGTCATTATATAGACAATACAGTAAGAAACACCTATGAGTAATGTTATCAAAAGGACAACAATACTCCAGGTGACATCATTTACATCCTCTAGGGGGCGAAGGAACAGTTCCATCTTTACTATTGATACTGGGAATCATTTGATAAGACAATTTGTCTCTCAATTGATTTATACGCTCAATATCATATTTTGCGAAATGTCCGCGTTTCTCAACATGTTTATAGTAATGGAGAGCGTTCTGTATAATTGTGAACTCCTCCATTGATAATTCAAAATTCATTCTATTCCTCTAATCTTCTTCCACTTATTATACATCGCTTGCAAATGCCAAGATTGTGCCAAACTTTTTGCACCCTCATCTAAACGTTCAAGATCTCTCTTGTCACTTGTAAACTGTTTATAATCTTCACGCCAATTGACTTCAGTCATCACATTTTATAAGTTTCATCTGTTGTAATTTTGATTGGTGCTTGCTCAATTCTGATTGTTTGAGCAGGTGCAGACTCTTTTGCAGCAGCGATGAGTTTTTCCAAATCTGCTTTGGTGATTCCACCACCAGCAGGACCTGCAGCGGCAGCAGCTTGCTGTTGCATCTTCATCGTGCCATCATTAGACTTCTTCGCAGTCTGGACCCCAAAAGTAGCTAAAACCCCAGTAAAAACGCTGGCGATAAAAGTTGGATCAATCTTCTGCTGTGGAAGATTAGGAATAGTCACATAGTTCAGTGTGAGGATTCCACCGGACCAAACAAGAATACCAAGACGGACGAAGGTTGAAAGGATGGCAAGATGTTCTTCAGAATCTTCAACCTTTTCCTTCAACTTTCCAAATGGTCCCTTTGGTTTTTTAATTTCTTCCTTCTTGACTTCTTCTGGCATTGGCTGCGTACAAGGCAGCTCTATTTATGGATCAAGTATCTCTACAGAGATATTTGTGTGGTTTATTTGATTGTATTTTCGACAGAGAACATCACTCCCTTGATGTTCCCATTTGTGATACGCATCTTTGAGAGACTGAATGTAATCAGTTCCACCGCAACCTACCATTTCATCGGCAACGATTTTCTTGATTAACACATCCCTTGTTAAAGGTGTCATATGTAAATACTTGTTGTCCAACAACAAACTCTTACATTATAAGACTTAAAGGATTATCAAAGAGTTTGCCTTGGGTGGTTTTTGTTCGCTATCTGCAGCGAATGATATTATTTAGGAAGGTGACCATTTTCAACCAACCATTCACGAGTCATCGGTGTTGGTTCG